TCACGGACGCGGGCAGCGGCACGCGCACGGTTGCGTTTGAGCCTTGCAGGGGCGATGTGGTAGGCGCGAAAACGGCAGGAACGGTGATTACGCTGGCGAACCCGGCAACGGCGGTGACGCTCTCCGCCGAATCGCTGAATCTGGAAGTCGGCGGGACAGCGAACCTGACGGCGACAGTCACGCCGGAAAACAGCACGGACACGCTGGTTTGGAGCGTATCGCCTTCTGGCATCGTGAGCATCAATGGCGGCAGCGTCTCGGCGCTGGCAGCGGGCAACGCGACCATCACAGCGACGGCTGGCAGCGCATCAGCAACGTGCGCGGTGGTGGTTACAAAAGCAGTACTGCCTGTCCTGTACGAGCTGCCGCAGGAAACCGTATTCACGGCAGGAACGGATGGAATCATTGACACGGGCGTGAGGCTCTTCCAGGACGTCAGCACGAAGCCGGCATACACGATTCTGTTCAACGTGACATGCGGTCAGAACCTGACGCCAAACCCGTCCGCAGGCGAAACGTGCGTGCTTTTCCACTGTTTGGAGGAATCGTCGCCATGGCCGGGGCTGGTCGGTCACGCCTCCGGCACGGACGTTTCCTTCCAAATCAACATGTATTTGTCCTCAAAAACGATTACGCCGTTCTGCAAGGGCAAGCGCATCCGCTGCGCGCTGGTGCTTGACGGCGAGAACTGGTACTTCGTATCCGACCGCTATCCGACAGAAACGGACTACAACAAACCGTCGCTCATCGGCGGCTACAAAACAGCAGTCGCCAAATCGCTGCTTCTCGGCGGCTACCAGAAGTCCGACGGCACGCACGGAAGATTCTTTGACGGAACACTACACAGCTTCAAGGTGCTGCGTGGCGCGTACACGATGGAAGAATGTCAGGCGTGGGTGAATCAATCATAATTGTTTGGAGGTGATACGGCGTGGCGAAAGACCTTGACTACTATCTGGCGCAGGCACGCCGTATTGCCGAGCATCGGGAGGAAGGGGCAGAAGAAGCCATTCGCAAGGAGTTCAGGAAGCTGCTCAAGGACCTGAAATCCTACATTGCTGATGTACATGAAAAGTATGCGGCAGGCGATGGCTCTCTGTCCTTTTCTGATCTACAAAAGGCAAGCTATGATGCCCGCTTCCTTGAAGAAATCGAGAGGCGCGTATCCGTTGCTACGCCCAAAGTGGCAAAGGAGTTGCACCAACTTGTAAACGATACTTACGAGCTGAGCTACAAGAGCATGATTGAGGGCGTTGATAAAGTCATGGCAGGTGCTGGTCTTGACGAAACGTTTGCCGATGCTTTGGCAATCACACCAGAGCAGATCAGGAAGGTAGTCAAGAATCCAATCATGGAAGTCGCGCTCGAAAAGAACCACCGGGACATCGTGTACGACATCAAGCAGGCAGTTGCAGTCGGACTGATGAACGGCGACCGGTACGCCACGATTGCCCAGAAAATCAATGTCGCACTGGATAAAGAGAACGGCTTATATAAGAACGCCATGCGGATTGCCCGCACGGAAGCACACCGCGTCCGAGAAGCAGGAAACAAGGATGCTGCTGAATCTGTAGATAAGGAACTACAGAACGGCACAACGGGAATGCGCATGTGCAAGACGTGGCATACCATGAAGGACGAGCGTGTGCGCCCACAACGCCGCCGGAGGGGGAAAAAGGGCTGGTCTACCAAGATGGGCAATGGCGCAAACCACATGAAGCTGGAAGGGCAGACGGTGCTCGCTGATGAACCGTTCGACCTTCTCGATGGCAACAAAGCCGATGCGCCGGGTCAGAGCGGCATTGCTGGGCATGACATCAACTGCCGGTGCTATGTGTCCTATGAGATGATGAACGATGCGGAGTTTTTCGCAAAGACGGGAAAACATTTTCCAGGGTCGCCTGCCGTATTGGAAGAGCAGACGCTCAAAAAAGAAATGACGCTGATTGGCGAACAAGGTAAGCTGAAAGCGGACTACAATGCTGTTGAAAATGAAATGCAGCAGCTTGATTCAAAACAGTTTGCGAACATCTGGAAGAATCCGGTCTCTGCGAAGGATTATGAAGCACTGAAAGAGCGCCTCCCTGCAAAGAAAGCATATTTTCAAGCAAACAGCAAGACGGACATGCTGGCACTTTGCGATGAATTTGAGAAAACGGGAAAAAAATACGCACTCGCAAAGGACAAGCTCACAACGATTGAGAAGTCATTGGATAGTGTTTCGGATAATCTCAAAGCCACAAGACTTGAGTTGATGAAGGTTCGCGGCATTGACCCGAAGAAAATGCAGGAAGACATTCGACCTGACGAAAAAAATAACGAATCTCAAATCGCCAGTCATGAAAAAGGTCTCAATGGGCACAAAAGTCAAAAACTATGACCAGAAGCAGCTCAAAGATGCGTTGAAGGTCATCCTTCCTAATTCAGATGATGATGAACTTGACGCCATTCTGAAAAAGTACGCTGATTCCACAATCAAGGGGCTTGTTGATGGTAGCACATACTTCTCATCTACCAAAACCGCGTTCAAGAAGAAGCTCGAAAGTCTTGCTGCAGTCCCCTCTGGTGATCCTTCGGAGATTAAGAGGCTGGAGAAACTCCTGAACGACAAAGCTGATGAACTTGCTAAAATCAAGAAGCGATACGGACTTGAACTGGATGATAAATTCTCCAAGGAACGAAAGGACAAGGCATACTGGTTCACTGGTGCCGACGCAAAGCCTCGTGCGGATAAGGTGCTGCGCCCTGATACCGGTGCTGTATGGCAAGCTGCACGGGCGGAAGAACGCAAGGCTGCATTCGAGTATACAGCTGGGAGCGGTTCTTTTAACCGCCCTCTGCGCGGCTATGATGGCTCTTGGCACAACTTCAAAGGGGCGGGCAACGTTGACCTTAACAATGAGGGAAACGGCGAAGGCATTAAGCAATTGACAAACCTCATCAACAAGAGCAAGTACGATTTCGACATCTGGCTTCAGCGTGGTATTGAAAGTGATTCTGGTGCAGCCGCATTCCTTGGTATCCCGGAAAAAATGTTAGATTACTCCGAAGATGAACTGAAACTGAAACTTCTTAACAAAGGTATAACGGATGATGCGTTTGTTTCTACGGCAGCGGCAAAGGGCAGCGGGTTCTCCGGTCGCTTGATTCTTAACATCTATGCGCCAAAGGGTACAAAGATGATCTATGCTGAACCGTTTTCAAAATACGGGAGCGGAGCAGAACTAAACTGGGATGGTAAGACAGGGCAGAGCAGTTTCGGTAGTGAGTTCGAGGTTATACTGCAAAGAGGCACGAAATTTAGAATCACTAAGGTTAAAAAGTCCGGAAGCCGGATTTATGTTGATGTTGACATTGTTGGTCAGTAACGGAGTTGCAATTATCGCGGAAACGTGGTAGAATATATTATCCATTTATGGGAGGGGCATTGTCATGGACAGAGACGAAGTCTTCCGCACACGGGAACCTGATAGTGACATCCAGTGTAGAAATTGCAAATTTCGGCTCAACACCATTGAGGTGAGAGGCGAGAAGGTTGAAAGGTATAAGTTTTGCACATGCCATGCTTTCGAGAATAAACCGGATGAAGTTCTCTGGGAAGGTGGCAAGTGTGAGCTTTACCAGCCTGAATAACATACATTAGCGCTTTGCAGAGATGCGGAGCGCTTTTCTGTTGGAAATAAAGGGCTGAATTCATTCAGTCCTTTTTGTATGTTTCCTTTTCGACCGTCTATGGAGGTAGACAGTATGGCGAATCCCAACTTCTCCCCTACTTACTCGACGAACGAAATCTGGCGAGATACGAGCAGAAACCGTTGCTTGACTGATGACCTTGATGCCATCGAAAGTGACATTGAAACACTGGAAACGGGCAAAGCTGACGCTGACCATACTCACACGGGTTACGCGGCGGCGAATCACAGTCACAGTTACAACGACCTGACGAATAAACCAACGATTCCCACCATCCCTTCGTCGCTTCCGGCGAACGGTGGTAACGCCGACACAGTAGATGGAAAACATGCTGCGGAGTTCGCAGCGGCGGGACATTCGCATACTGACTATGCTCCCAAGAGCCACACGCACGCTGGTTTCGCTGCCGCGAACCATACGCACACGGAATACGCAGCAGCCAGTCATACGCACAGCGGCTATGCAGCCACAAACCACACGCATACGGGGTATGCCGCTTCTGGTCACACGCACAGCTACAATGACCTGACCAATAAGCCCACCATTCCGAGTATTCCTGCTTCCCTCCCTGCAAACGGTGGCAATGCAGACACGTTGGATGGGAAACATGCTTCTGCATTTGCATCGGCAGCACATGTTCACGGCACTACGCCTGTGACAGAGGCGAACACCAATCTGAACGATTACGCGGTTGCAGGGGTCTATTCATTCTCCGTTGCGAATCAGCCCGTCAACAGACCTTCCGGGACTTCCAACGGCTGGCTGGTTGTCGTTCCGTGGACGAGCAACCCGACGACGCAGACGGTCAAGCAGTTCTGGCTCAGGCACGGCGGCATCAACTCAACCGACCACGAGGTATACACCCGCACAAAGATCGGCGATTACGGCTGGAGTTCTTGGGCGAAGGTCATCACATCGAAAGATATGACGATTACCAAAGACAATGGCGATGTGTATGTGTCGTGGACGGGTCAGGATGTCGTCGCAAAGCTGACCGCGCTTGCTCCAGGCATGTATACTGCCTATTCACGAGGTGGCACATCGGCAGGAACGACCAATGCGCCGAACGGCACGGAGGGCTTCCGTTACATCATCCACAAGACTGGTGAAAACACCACGAATTATGGATGGGTGCTTGCGTTCGGCACGTCTGGTTCCGTTTATGCAGGGTATCACGACGCTGGAACATGGCGCGGATGGCGAGCACTCTACAAAGGACTGCCCGACCTTCTGTGGAGCGGTGTTTACTATATGAGTGCCAGCCAAACTATCACGCCAACTAAGAAGCTGTCGGAGTGCAGAACAGGCTGGATGCTGCTGTGGAGCGACTACGATGCCAGCACCGGCACGGCGAATGATGGTGATTTCGTAACAACCATCATCCCGAAATTGAATCCTTCTGGCGGAACGTGGGCTGGCAAGTCGTTCTATTGCGATGTTCCGAGGTACATCGGTGCGAATCAGTCTGACGTGGCGACGGAAAGCCGGATTATCAAGATGATTTATGTCCATGACAACAAGATTGTCGGTCATGCAGCAAACAACCAAGGTGTCCGCTCAGACGTTGTTCTGCGGGCAGTGTATGAAGTCTGACCATCTCCCGACTTTCAAAAGGAAGGAAACAGAATGCTGGATGTTATCGTCCGAATCATCAGAAAGGGGATGAATGCTGAGATGGCTGTTGTAAGGCTGCCGGACATCACCGAAGAAGACGAAGGCAAGATTCTGATGGTGAAGAACGGATTGCCTGCATGGGGCAAAATGCCCATTCAGTACATCGAAAGCAAAAGCAACACGCCGGACGAGATAGTCGTACTGCGCGATCTGGAAGGCGGCAGTTACGTTCTGAATGGAACTTTCACGCCTTATGCAGGTTCAGGACGCTATCTGAAATTTACCAGCGACATCATTGTGAACGTGGTCAAGGGGACGCTCGGCGGAGTGCCTACTTCACACTTGCAGGTATTCTATCCGCTGAACAACGTTGTCCAGTTCCTCAACATTACCGACGAAAGCTACAGCCGTACCGATGTAAAGCTGAATGAATTGTTGGAGCGTGTAGCGGCTCTGGAAGCTGCAAGCACCACCTAATCGCGTTTCTTGCGCCCATCAAGGGCGAGGGAAAATACATCATCGGAGGTTGTAGCATGAAACGAATTCGGTACCCGTGCAGGAGGAAGTAGCAATGGGCGAAAACGTTGAAGTCATTGACAACTTGGACAGCCACGATTTTTCTGCTGCCCTTTCCGCGAATCAAGGTCGCGTGTTGCGCGAGATGATTGAGGACACGACGACCGACACCGACATCGACGCAATTTTTGCATAAAGGAGAATGAATCATGAGCAAGCTCGTTAATCTGACCGGTCTTACCCGCTTCTGGACAAAGGCGAAGGACTACATCGACACAGCGCTGAATGGCAAGGTAGACAAGGTCTCCGGCAAGGGGCTTTCCACCAATGACCTGACCGCGACGCTGAAAGGCAACTACGACGCAGCATATACCCACAGCAATAACAACGCTGTCCATGTGACCGCCGCCCAGAAGACCGCGTGGGACGCAAAAGCAGACGGTGACCATAACCACAATGGGACATATGCGCTCGCTTCCCATTCTCACGCCTATTCCGACTTGACTGGCAGACCCACAATCCCCACGAAGGTCTCTCAGCTGACGGATGCTGCCGACTACGTCAAGAAGACGGACATTACTGGTGTTTACAAGTACAAGGGTTCTGTCGCCAACGTTGGCGCGCTACCCACCACAAACGTTGCGGAGGGCGACGTGTATAATGTCGAAGCGGACGGCGGCAACTACGCATGGACTGGGGAGGCGTGGGATGCGCTGGGCGGCACTGTTGCCATCGAGACGGCGACGAATGCAGAAATTGATGCCATCTTCGCCTGATCGGAGGGATGAAGCATGACCTTCATTACCATTGAAGGACTGCGCCGGTTCTGGCAGAACGTCAGTCAACGTGCGAACGCCATTTATACGGCGGCGTCGTCGGATGGCGTGTCTTATACCGTGACAATTCCGGGCATTACGGAACTGAAACATGGCATGAGAATCACCATCAGCCCCGCTCGGAACTCAGCATCAGCAAGTCCTACTCTGAACGTGAATCGGTTGGGTGCGCACGGCATTCGGCTTCCACTTACGTTCAACAATGCGGCTTCTGCGACACCGAGCCTTGCGACCTTCTATTCCGCAGGCAAACCGCTGCTCCTGATGTATGATGCAACTTATGCAGGCGGCGTTTGGAAGGCGATGGAGAAGCCCCGTGTATCTGCACAGGACTTATACGGTGTAACCCCTATCGAGAGCGGCGGCACTGGGTCTGACAATGCGGCAGATGCGCTGACGAATCTCGGAGCGGCAAGCAAAGAATCGCTGGACGCGCTTGTAGCGCGTGTTGCGGCGCTCGAATCCAAGTAATACCCAAGGCATCATTTTCGTGAGGTCGCGAAAATGGTGCCTTTTCTATGCGGCTGTGGCGCAACGGTAGCGCAACGGACTTATCCGTGTGTCGTGGGTTCGACTCCTACCAGCCGTACCACCACGGGCGAAAGCCCGTGGCTTCATCTCCTTTCCTATAAGCCGTAGCCCGTAAAAGCGGCTCTGCTTGGCTTGCTGACGCACGTCAGGCAGCCCCAGCGCAATTCTGGTTGGGCATCAAACTTTGGTGGACGCAGCGACGCGAACTCGGAATGTGGGCGCGTACCTGTGGACTCATATATATCATGTGGGCTGTATGTTTCCAACATCAATGACGGGAACATGTGGAACTCAAACGAGGAGGAAAACAACATGGCAGAAGCAGCAACGACCATCACTTCCCCAGCGACTGGAACTCCCGCAGCGGAGCAGCATACCAACACGGCAGCAAGCACGCCTGCGGCAGAACAACAGCAGCCAGTCGAAAACAAGGGCAGCAACATCGAGGAGGTGATTCAGAAGGCAGTTGACCGTGCGACCAATAAGCTCGGCAACGAAAACAAGAAGCTGCGCGGCGAAATCGAAACGCTCAAAAAGGCAAACATGGACGCGGACGAATTGAAGAATTTTGAGCTTTCAGAAAAGGAAAAGGAAATCGCCGAACGCGAGAAGGCACTTCTCGAAAAGGAAAACCGCCTGATTGCTATCAAGGAAATCAAGGCAGCCGGTCTGGATGACGGCAGTGACACATCTCTTGCGATTGTTGATTTCGTTATAGCCGAGGACGAGACAGCAATCAAAGAGCGAGTCAAGTCGTTTGATGCCCTTGTGAAACGCATTGTGAAGTCGCAGGTTGATGCTGTTTTCAAAACCAATGGGAGAACTCCCGGCGTTGGTACTGATACCGCAGCGGATGCTGGCGGCAAGAATGAAAACATTGCTGTTCGCATGGGCAAGAATGCGGCGGCAACCAACCAGAAGTCTCGGTCTATTCTCGACGCTTATCTTGGAGGTAAATAACATGAAATATACCACGAACGCAGTAACTCGCTCCAACGAGATTCTGCACAATGACCACTATGTCGCCATTCCCTACAATTGCTCTGCGATTGATGCGAACAGCGATGGCGTTATCCCTGCGGGTACGATTATTCCGAAGAATGATGCGACCGCTATCGGTGTTCTGCTGAATGATGTCGTGAAGGCTGAAAACCCCAACGGCACCGTCGTGATTCACGGCTTCATCAAGAAGTCCAAGTTACCCGCTCCCCCGGCGGGCACCGTGTCCATCCCCATGATTAAGTTCATGGACTAATCCTGAAACAAGGAGGAAAACAACATGAAATTGACTGACGTTTTTACCGCAGAAGCGATTGCTGCCAACTGGACGGAGGCTGCGAGCAACAAAGAGGCATATCTTGGGAGCGGCTTCTTTCCGGCGCAGAAGAAAGCCGGTCTTGACCTGAAATGGCTCAAAGGTCATAAGGGTCTGCCCGTTTCCCTGATGCCTTCCAACTTTGATGCGAAGTCTACCTTCCGTGACCGCGTTGGTATCTCCATTTCGGAAACCCAGATGCCCTTCTTCCGTGAGAGCATGTTGGTGAAGGAAGCGGATGAGCAGGAAATCATGCGCGTCAAGGATACGAACGACCCCTACGCTGCCTCTGTGCTGGAAAACATCTTCGATGACACCCGCACGCTGGTTGACGGCGCGAACGTAGTACCTGAGCGGATGATTATGCAGCTGCTTTCTCCTGTTGACGGCAGCATGGGAATTGAAGTCGCCGCAAACGGTGTCAACTATTCCTACAACTACGACCCGGACGGTTCGTGGAAGCAGAGCCACTTCATGAAAATCGAGACCGAAACGGACATGTGGAACGCAGCCGATACCTGCGACCCTCTGGACGACATCGAAGCGGCGCTGGATGCACAGCAGGCTGCTTCTGGCAACCGCCCCGAAGTCCTGCTGATGAGCAAGGCGACCTTTAAGTTGATGAAAAACAGCAAGAAGGTACAGAGCGGCGTGCTGGCACAGAACGTGACTGCCAACGTTTTCTACACCGACAAGCTGGTGCAGAACTTCGTGGAGGAAGCGCTGAACGTCCGAATTGTCATCTACACCAAGATGTTCAAGAAGGAAGACGGAACTGCGCAGACGTTCTATCCCGACAACATCGTCATGATGTTGCCTAACGGCGCAATCGGCAAGACGTGGTACGGTACTACGCCGGAGGAACGCACGCTGGCTGGTTCTGGGCAGGCAAACGTCGCCATCGTCAACACCGGCGTATCTGTGAGCGTGACGATTACCAGCGATCCGGTCAACACCAAGACCACCGTCTCTGAAATCGTGCTGCCGTCTTTCGAGCGCATGGACGAATGCTATGCGCTTCAGGTGGTCAGCGAATAAGCAGAGAACACAACAACATGAAAGGAGGGCGCTGAAATGCTCGTTTTTAACTATGCTGTGAAGTATTGCGGCAAGTATTACCCGGCAAATACTCCCATCGCGGATACCGCCCAGAAGCCCGCCGAGACCGTGCGGGATGCCTTTGCTGAAAAGGGCAAGGAAGAACCCAGCCCGAAGACCGAGACCGCCCAGAAGCCCGCGAGAGCCCGCAAGAAGGGTGATGCGTGATGAATGCTGACATCCTGCAAGCTGCTGGCATCACCGTTCAGGAAGGCGACGCGCTTGCGCTGCTTCAAGCGGAAGCAGCCTTGGATTGGATGCTGGAGCATACAACGCTGGAATTCAGCAAGGATGACGCGGAAAGCATCAAGGCGCTCCCAGCATGTGCGCGTCTGTTCGTTGTCAAATTCTCCGAAGCATTGAGCCTGCGGGAGGGTGTGGCAAGTCAGAGTATCGAAGGATTGAGCATGTCATTCAATTCGACAGACAAGGCGACGGTACTATGGCAGCTTGCCCATAGCTTGCTCGGAGGATACTTGAAATCGCAGGTGCGTGTTTTCCCTGCCAAGAGGCGGTGGTGACGCATGGGAATGAAGGTAAACTACAAAACCAAGGGGAATGACTTTCCGAACATGATTAAGCGGCTGAAAGCTATTGACGGCACAGGCGTTGATGTTGGCGTTCTGAATGGTGAGCATAAATGGCTTGCATCCATACACGAGTATGGATGCGATATAGCCGTCACTGACAAGATGCGGGTGTTCTTGCATAGTCAGGGCTTGCACCTCAAAGCCACCACGACGCACATCCACATTCCGGAACGTTCCTTCCTACGCACCGGCTATGACAAGAATGCGGAAAAGGTAAAACAGAAGATAAACCAGATGCTTGCTGACGTGGCGAGCGGCAAAATGTCTGAGAGCACCCTCTATGAGGCTGCCGGGGTGGAGCTTGCGGGTGCCATTAAGAACTATGCTGTTGAGCTGAGTGCACCACCTGACCATCCGTTCACAACGGACAGGAAAGGCAGCAGCAATCCACTCGTTGATAACGGCGACATGATCGGCGGCATCACATGGAGGAAAGCCAAGTGAGCAGACAATACTTTGATTTTTCCAGCCTGATTCTGGATTACTCGAACGCATTTACAGTCGTCACCTACACGGACGGCGGCTATAATGCTGCTGGTGACTGGGAAGATGGGAAGGAAACACGCACCGAGTATACGGGCGCGATTATCGCCTTCAAGGAAAGCAAAGTGTTTCGCTCTGAGGGGAAAATCACTGCGCAGGATAAGCGCTTGTTCATGCAGCAGGCGCTTCCTGCAGCGCTCATGGGTGCGGAAGTGGTTTACAAGGGGCAGAAGTACATGATTGAATCCGAGCTTGAAAATGCCGAATTCACGGGCGTGTACAGCTACTTTCTGCGATATGTCAGTGTCTTCGGGGAGGAAAACGCTAATGCTTGACCTGAACAAAATGCGGACAACTGTCGCGCAGGGGCTGAAAGAATACCTCGGCGTACCGGTGATTCGTGGAAATCAGACTGCCAAAGCACCCGTCTATCCATATGTCACCTATAACCTGACGACACCCGAATCAGCAAACAACGGTACATACCAGCAGCATGAGGACGGAGTTGACCGTCTTATGGTACGCAGTATTTGGAGCTTGTCTTTCCTATCCAAGGACTTTGACGAGAGCATACTGTTTGCCACCAAAGCGCGGGAGTGGTTGCTACATACTGGGCGCGTATGGCTTTCTGACAACGGAATCACCGTGCAGAGCGCAACCGACATCACAAACAGGGACAATATTCTGACGGTTGAGTACGAAAGAAAAAATGGATTTGATGTTGTCTTCTATGTTTATGATGAATCGGAAAACCCGTTGAAAACGACGGGCATCATCGAGAGCGTTGACATCGCTCATAAACTGGATACCTAAACAAGGAGGAATAAATCATGGCTTACGACGTGAAGGTAAACATTGACCTCGCCAAGCCCGTTGGTCAGCTCGGTTTCGGCGTTCCGCTGATCCTTGTTGAGAATGCGGAGAAAGAGGTAGCGTATACCGAAGTCTCCAACACCGAAGAGATTGTGTCGGCTGGCATCAGCAACACGAGCGTTGCTTATAAGGCTGCGCAGCTCTTATTCTCCCAGACGAACTCGCCCAAGACGATTGCTGTCTGCGCAGCGACTGCTGCGGCGACTGCTGCTCTTGCAAATACCATGCTGACCGACAAGGGCTGGCGGCAGCTCATTGTTGTGACGGACGGCGAATCTCCCAGCACTCCTGCCGCAATCAGCACGCTGGTTGAGGCGCTGGATGGCAAGATGTACTTTGCCAATCTGCCCGTGGACGATAAAACCAGTATCACCGTTTCTGGTCTGCGCCGGACTGTACTGTTCTATTGCACGCCCACGGACGATTACCCCGTCCCTGTCGCAGCACTTGTCGGCAATACCGCTGGTCTCTCTGCTGGCAGCTTCACCTACAAGAACATGGTTCTCTCCGGAATCAAGCCGCAGGACTTGACGGATTCCGAGATTGAAGCCATTCACAAGAAGGGCGGCATCACCTTCGTAACGAAAGCCGGTGACAATGTTACCAGCGAAGGAAAGGTTGCTGGCGGTGAATATATCGACATCATCGACAGTGAAGACTATATCATCCAGCAGCTTGCCTACAAAACCCAGAAGGTGTTGAACAACACGAAGAAGGTGCCCTATGACAACAACGGCATCGCCTTGCTGGAAAGCGTGGCAGCGGACGTGTTGCAGGACGCATATAATCAGGGCATGATTGTCACCAACACGGACGGCACTCCCGGCTACACGGTTTCCTACGCCATGCGCGAAGACACCAAGGCAACCGACCGTGCCAACCGCAAGTACCTCGGCGGCAGCTTCTCTTTTGCGCTGACCGGCGCAATTCATGAGGTCGAAATCACCGGCGAGATCACTGTTTAAGGAGGCAAACGAATATGGCTATCAATGTTACTGTCTATGACGCAAAGGATACGTCCGTCATTGTCAATAACACCTATATTACCGGTCTTGGTGAAGACATGATCTCCATCGAAAAGGACGAGGATTTTTTCTCCACGTCTGTCGGTGCGCAGGGCGATGTGGTGAAATCTCAGACCAACAATACCCTTGGTACCGTTACGGTCTATGTGCAGCCCACCAGCCCGCAGAAGCATTTCTTGATGGGGCTGGCAAAGTTGTCCGACCCCTTCCCGCTGTGGTGTGTCAACAAGAAACTGGGGGAACGCTCTGGCGGCACGATGGCTTCCCTCAAGTCCTTCCCGGAAATCTCTCGCGGCGCGGAAGCTGAAGACATGGAGTTCGTCTTTCAGGTGTTCGACCTGACGGTTGAGTAATCTATTCAGCCGGGGAGCAAAAACGCTCTCCGGCTTTCAATAAAACGACTTAAAAACATGAGGAGGAATATCAAAATGGCTGACAGCAAGTTTTATCAGGTGAAGAAGACGATTGGCGGCAAGGAGTACATTGCGCAGTTTGGCGGCATCTCTGTCGCACTGAAAGCGGTGGATGCTTCCTACATCGAGGGTACGTCTACCACCAGCGTGGAGAAGCTGGCTGAGTACCTTTTCCAGCACGTCATTGTCGAGCCGAAGGGTCTGACCCCTGATGACTTCGATACTCTGGACGAGTTCAATGAGGTCGTTTCTTTCGCTCGCGGTGTGATGCAGGGCAGTTTTCGAGCCGAAGCTGACGCAGACGCAGCTAAAGCAGCGGGCAAAAAGTAACTGGAACTTATGGCGGCTGGTTCTGTCTGATCGCGGCTTTGACTTTCAGACGGTGTTTGGTAAGCCCTTCATGTCGCCTAATGATGTGATGGAGGCAAACTACGCGCTGGACATGCAGATTGAGGCGGAAAAACGCGCAGCGAAGAAGAAGCGGTGAGCATGGCTTGCCGCTTCTTCTTACTGCCCTAAGGGGGGATGATTATGGGAGTTGTGCGCGAAGACGTTGTGAGAATGGGGTTCGACATCGACTTTGCCGAACTCACCAGATTAACAGGCGCACTGGATGAAATCAAGACCATTTTGACCGGTGGAATTGGCGGTGATGCTTTCGATGAAATGGCAGACGAGAGCAGGCAGGCAGCGAGAGGCATCAACGAAATCAGAGACAGCGTAAATAGGATTAACCCAGACGGAATTGATGATACTGTCGACAGTTTGAGAGATACCGACCGCGAAGGTGAAGATGCCCATAAGCAGCTCAAAAAGATAGCCGAGCAAAAATTCAACAAAACTGTTTCCGGTCTGAAATCCATCGGAAAGACACTGGGCAAGGTTGGCGTTGAGGCTGGTAAACTTCTTGCAAAAGGCATAGCTGCAGGCGCGGCAGGCGCTGGTGCTCTGGTCGCAAAATCCATTACGAATTATGCAGACTATGAGCAGCTTGTCGGCGGCGTTGATACGCTGTTCAAGGATAGCTCCGGCACGGTGCAGATGTACGCTGATGATGCTTTCAAAACAGCTGGCATGTCTGCAAATGACTACATGGAAACAGTCACGTCTTTCTCTGCTTCCCTGATTCAATCGCTTGGCGGGAATACGGGAGCGGCGGCTGAATTGGCGAATACGGCAATCATTGATATGTCAGACAACGCCAACAAGATGGGCACAGATATATCCAGCATTCAGGACGCTTATCAGGGGTTTGCAAAGCAAAACTACACTATGCTCGATAACCTTAACGCAATGGGGGCGCTCGCCGCATAAATGAAGGGCGATGCGCGAATCTTCTCTGATTGACTTGGAACTCCCGGCGGGGACAACAGGGCGCAAGGGTAATGCCAGCGTGAACGACTAAGTGAGAAGACACCCGCGAGGGTGAAGCGATAGTCTGAACTGCACCGATAACGCAATCAATGGATGAAAGTGCAGATAACACAGTGCAAATTGGGCTATGGTGGCACGCAGGAAGAAATGAAGCGGTTGCTGAAAGATGCAGAAGCTATTTCTGGCGTGAAATACGACATTTCTTCCTACGCGGATATTGTCAGTGCAATCCATGTGATTCAGGAAGAGATGGACATCGCAGGCACTACTGCGAAGGAAGCCAGCGAAACCATCAGCGGTTCATGGTCTTCCTTGAAAGCTGCATGGAACAACACCTTGACCAGCTTGATTCTGGGCGGTGACGATTTTGACCGTTGCCTTGAAAACCTGATTGAATCCGCAAAAACATTCGGCAAGAATATCATGCCTGCGTTGCTGAAAGCCCTTGAAGGCGTTGGCAAGTTGATTGAGGCTTTTGCTCCAATCATTGAGAAAGAACTGCCGACAATCGTCGAAACGCTTCTTCCTCCGCTGATTAAGGCGGCTACGGCTCTTGTGAAGGGGCTTATTGTTGCGCTTCCCGGCATCATCAGCACACTCGTCGGAGAATTGCCTTACATCTTGCAGCAGGTCTGGGAAGGCATTTCCGAGGCGTTCGGTGACATTCCCGGCATTGACAAGGTTGGAAAATTCTTTACCAAGCTCAAAGACCTCATCACAGAGAATACAGCCCTTATCAAAAAAATCATTCCAGCCGCCCTTGGTCTCGTGCTTGCAATTAAGCTGTTTAACAAAATCAAAGGAATCAGCAGTCTGTTCGGCGGAGGTGGCGGTGCTGGCGGTTCTGGCGGCGGATTCTTTTCTGGTCTGGCGAAGATGAACCCGAAGACTGCGCTGAAAGGCATCCTGAATCTTGCCATCATCCTTGGCGGTTTGAGCCTTCTTGCCGCTGCGCTGATGGCTGCCGCGCCTTACATGGCACAGTTATCAGACTTGCAATCCATCGCGAAAGTTCTGCTCGTCATCGGTGCCGTTGGTCTGATCGGAACTGCAATGGCAGAGCTGGCTGGTAAAGTTGGCAGTATCCCTGTTGCAACGGTACTGAAAGGCGTTGCAAATATCGCAATTGCCCTCGTTGGGTTTGGTGCATTGGCGACTGTCCTCATGTGGCTTGCCCCGTACATGGCGCAGCTTTCCGATATTGGAACAACGGCGAAGATTCTTCTCATTATTGGCATGACAGCCCTTGTTGGTGCTGGTCTTGCTGGTCTCGCAGGTCTGATTGGCGCAATCCCTATTACGGCGGTACTGACAGGGCTTGCCAATATTGCACTTGCACTGGGAGGCTTTGCAGGCATTGCCACGGCATTCGGTGCGCTGTCGAAAGTAGAAGGTTTCACCGAACTGATGAGCAGCGGTGGTCAAGTGATGGCTGACATCTGCCGAATCGTTGGTGAAATGGCTGGCTCGCTGATTGGCGGCATTGGTGAAGGAATCACTGCTTCGCTTCCAGCCATTGGCGAAAACTTGTCTTCCTTTGCAACTTCGATTCAGCCCATGTTTGAAACGTTCAGCGGCGTGGATACAGCAAGCCTGTCCGATTTTGCAACGTCATTCGCAACATTTATTGCCGTAATTGCAGGGGAAAAAATCGTTGGTCTTATAACAGGTGGAATTGACTATGCGGGTCTTGGCACAAAGCTAAGCAGCATGGCGACGGGGTTGAGTGGATTCTTCACCACTATCATGACCCTCCCGGACGGCTGCTTTGAAAAGGCAACAGCACTCTTTAACTGCTTGGCTGGTATCAGTGCTATGCCGAAGGAAGGCGGCATTGTTGGCTGGTTCGAGGGTGAAGTTGACTATGCGAAGATGGCAACCGGTCTGAACCAACTGGCAGGAACTGCTGGAGCATTTGCTACATTCCAAAGCATCCCCGAAGAAGCCTTTACCGCTGCAACCAATCTATTTAATTGTCTGAATGGCATCGGTCTGCTTCCTAATAGCGGCGGCGTTGTGCAATGGTTCACGGGCGAGGTGGACTATACAGGAATTGCAACCGGTCTGAATGCGCTGGCTGGAACAACCGCATTCTTTGCGGCAGTGCAGGCGATTCCAGCAGAGGCATTCACGGCGGCTACGAACCTGTTCAACTGCCTGTCTGGAATCGGAGCTCTTCCGAATTCTGGCGGCATCATGCAGTGGTTCACTGGTGAAGTGGACTATCAGAGCATTGCAGACGGTGTTGCGATCCTTGGCGGTGCCAGTATGATGGCAGCACTTACCGCAATCACAGGTATTCCAGCGGAGGCATATACCAGTCTTTCAGCGCTGTTTGACGCGCTGGCAGGAATCAAGCAAATGCCCGAACAAGGCGGCATCTTCGGCTGGTTCACAGGCGACAGTACAACCGGGCTCACTAATGTTGCGGGGCAACTCCCAGGCGTTGCGACAAGCATTGCGTCCTTCTTCACTAATCTTGGTGGCATCACTGACTTCACGCCAATCAAGTCGCTGTTCGACACATTGAGCAACATCAAGATTGATTCCGATGCTGCAAGCAAAGGCTTCCTTGGTCTCGGTTCAAGCCAACTTGAATCAATGGGCGCAGGGCTGTCGAGCTTTGCCACGAATGCGGAAACGTTCTTCACGAAGATTAATAATCTAAAACTGTATAAGCTGAAAGGTTTCTTTTCGGAACTGAGTACAGTTGGTGAATTGCCAACTGCACTCTCGACGCTTGACAGCACGGTCGGAACGAATTTGAGCAATCTTGTCACGACTGCCGAAACAAGGCTGACGGAGTTGAAAGGGAAATTTTCTGATAAACTGGGCGAAATCGTAACACTGCTTGAGCTCACGGCAACCGCCATGTACAGCTCAGGCGAGGCAATCATGGATGGCGTGAACAATGGCATGGAATCCAAGCGCAGCACACTGGTTGCAACGGCTCAGTCTATCGCTCAGGCGATTCAGGATGCATTCGATGTTAAGATGGACATCAGTTCGCCTTCCAAGGAAACGTACAAGTCTGGCGTATTTGTCGGTGAAGGCTACAACCTCGGTATGAAAAGCAAGATTCCCGACCTAAAGGCAACTGCTGCGGATTTGGGGTCTGCGTCTATCCCGTACAGCAGCCGTTACAGCCCAGAATCCGAAGGAAGCACGGTTACAAACAACAGCACGACAAGCAGCGAGTACACGACCATTGCTCCGGCTTTCAACCTGACTATCAGCGGAACACAGGATGACAGAGCGACGGCGCGGAGGGTCAAGCAGTGGGTGAACGAGTCCATGCAGGAATTCTTCGCAAGCCTTGACCGAAAAAATACTGTTATGCGGGAGGTGTAAGCGTGGCAATTCTGAATGGCTTGTATATTCATGTCACTGAGGAAAGCGCGGAGCGGGAGGTCGATGCGACCTCCCACCCCGTTGAGCAAGGTGTTCCGACAACGGACACGGTGAAAGCCAAAGCACTCTCGATTTCGCTTTCCGGCAAAATTGTTGACTACGGCAACATGAAGGCGGCGCAAGTCCTTTCCCAAATAAAAGCATGGCAGGAAGCCGGTTCTCTCGTCTTATACAAGGGGCGAAACACGGCTTCCTCCATGCAAATCAAGTCTTTTCAAACATCCCATCCGAACACCAATCACGGCGGCGCAGACTTTTCCATGACGCTGACGCAGGTGCGCATTGCCAAAAGTGCATATACGCCGAAAAAGGCAAGCGACAAGGAAAAAGAAGAAGCAGCCAAGAAAAATGTCGAAATCAAGGTTGGGTCAATTGTGCTTTTCAAAGGCGGAAGCGTGTATGTTGCCTCAGATGCAAAGAAAGCGGCTGCTACACGCGGACGATCTACTTGCAAGGTGACGAAAATCGGCACAGCATCTTGGTCGGTTCACAAGTACCATCTGATTTCAACCGATGGCGGCATGGTGTATGGCTGGGTGGACAGAAGCAACATTGATGGATGCGTTTCCACAGGTACAAGCGGCACAACCAACGCTGGAACACAGCAGATAAAAAGCAACAAAACAAGTGCTACGACTGGCAATGCTACTGGAAAAATGTACCCAGTCTATCACAAAGTCAAAAGCGGCGACACAGTCTACAAACTTGTAGTGCAGTACAGTTATTTGGGCAAGTCTGTTGGCTGGGTTATCAGCAACAGCCCGAACGCTTTTTCAAAGCCGGGAAATGCGACAACGTTGAAAGTCGGTGCTTATCTTCTGATGGGATACAAGCAGTAAAGGGGGAATGTAAATGACTTCGCCGGATGTATTGGAAATCAACAAGGACTTGCTGCCGTACACGTGCAACATCCAGCTTGCTGGCGAGATATTTACATTGCACTTCAACTATAACGCGACGGCAGAACTTTTCACGATTGACCTTTACCGGGACAATGAGCTAATTTGTGCAGGAGAGCCAATTGTGTACGGCAAGCCGTTATGGAGCGATGTATATAGGGCTGGTATTTTTCCCGCAGTGGAGATTATCCCGAAAAACCCAAGCGGTGGAAGCAATGCTGTGACCTTCGATAATTTGGGGCAGACGGTTCTGATGATTGTTGACAACGGAGAGGGGGAAGCATCTGGTGAATGACGCATACTCCAAGGCTGTTATGCAAAGTCATGACAGCAAGCTAACTTCAGCTCTGGTTAAGGCGTTTGAGACATGGAAGGAACCCTATGACATTCGACCAGACGGTGTGTTTGGGAGCATTGCTATCGTCCGAACCGGTCAAGTCACAATCAACTCGGAAACGCTTGACTTGGAGTTTACAGTTCCATTCGATGATGACCTTGAACCGAATGAAGCAGAAATCATCGTCTATAACCTGTCCGACAATACGATTAAGCAACTCAAAAAAGGCGCGGAAATCTCTATCGAAGCAGGCTACAAAGGCGACACAGGGATTCTCTTCAAAGGGTACATCTCAAAAGTAAAAACAAAGCATGATGCTGTGGACAAAGCGACGACCATCTACGCGATGGACGACATCAAAGACCACAGCATCGAAAGCATGTCCTTTGCAGCGAACTCCAAAGCAAGCTATATTCTGAAAACACTGATTGAGAAAACTGGGATTCCGGTCGCGGTATTTAGTCCTCGAAGGGATTACACCTATAAAGATTCGCAGACGGTTGACGGCGACTTGATGGAAAACATCAAAAAATACGCAGAAGTCTGCGGCATATCCGTTTATGTCAGCAAGGGGAAAATCTATGCTCGGTACATCAAGGAGGGGGATAACCTGAATTTTGATGTATCTGTCGAGACCGGCATGATTGGATCGCCAAGCGACTACGAGGAAGAAATCACCGCCGAGGACTATACGGATACAATTGACGGACATGAGGTTGAAATGCTGCTTCAGCATCGCCTTTATGCAGGTGCGATTGTCAAGCTGACAAGCAAGAATGCAACCGGAACATTTCGGGTGTGTAGCGGCGAACATCGCTTTTCGCCAGATGAAGCTGTTACCGTTGCAAAAATGTACTGATAGGGGGTGATAGCGTGGGCAGCATGAACTTTGTCAATTCAGCGATTGAGAAGAAGCTGATGGACTTGCACTGCGGATATATCGGTAAAGTAATCTGGACGGATGGAGTGACAGCCAAGGTGCAACCGCTTGGTCTTATGAAAGAAAACGATGGGGTCGCAAAGACACAAGCCGTCGTTTCCGATGTGCCGGTTGCGTGCCGATACAAAATCAAGGAACAAACTATCACATACCTTGTTAGCGCGGATGGGGAAAGAAACAGTCAGAAGATTGCTGTGCCTGTACAGATTGAGAAAGGCGACCTTGTAGCCTGCATCTGCGCGGACAGGGACATCACCGACGCACGGCGCGGTGGAAATTCGCTTCCCCCAGCTGGTCGCCATAGCATTTCAGACAGCATTATTGTCGGCATTCTTTGATGGAGGGGGCGGATTGCATGAAGGGCTTTGCAATGGACGAAAATGGGGATGTGCTGATTGAAAACGGTGCAATTAGCCTTGCCGTTGGCGACAATCTGTTGCAGCAAAAGGTCTGTGCGGTGCTGCGCACCAACCTGAAAGAATGGTTCTTCGATTGGGAACAAGGGGTTGATTTCGATAATCTGCTTGGCAAGAACGTCGGTGATGAACTTGCGCGCTATGAGATTGAACGTGGTCTTCATCAAGTGGACAGCACGTTCAATCTCACGGAATTTGCCTATACTGCGGATTATTCTGCCCGCATAGCGAAAATCGTGTTCAAGGCACGCAATGCAGACGGCGAAGAAGTGGGAGGTGAAATTGCATGGGATTAACAGAAAAAGGCTACCAGAGACGAAATTATGCGGAAATTCTGGAGGCAAAAATCCAGCGAGCGAAAGAACTTCTTGGCGAGGACATTGACACGAGCGATCAGTCTGTACTGGGCAAGTATCTTCGAATCAACGCATACGATCAGGCTATTGCAGAGGAAGAAATCGAGAAAGTCTACTATGCACGATTTCCGAACACGGCATCCGGTCAGAGTCTCGACCGTCTGCTCATCTTTGCAGGTATCTCGCGCAACCCCGCGCTGTCTGCCGTATACAGTGTCAGAGTTAATGGAACAGCAGGATATGTTATTCCAGCTGGCTTTCTTGTCTCAACCGACACCGAACTCACATACTGGACAACGGCTGAAAATACAATCGGGAACGACGGCACTTGCCTTGTACAGGTGAGCTGCACGGAAGCTGGAACAATTGGGAACATCGCCAGTGCGACAGCCATACACAGAATCGTAAATCCGGATGCAGGCATTGATAGCGTGGAGGGCGTGAGCCTTTTGATTGCTGGTGCGGATGAGGAAAGCGACGCTGACCTCCGTCTGCGTTTCTCTGCTGCCGTTGAAGGCACAGGCAGTTGCAATGAAAATGCCATCAGGTCGTCCGTGCTTCGCGTCCCGACTGTGAAATATGCTGAGGTCATTGCGAACAACGAAGACACGGAAGATTCAGAAGGTCGCCCGCCGCATAGCTTTGAATGCTACGTTCTTGGCGGTGATGGGTACGAGCAGGAGATTGCATCAGCAATTTTCGACAAGCGTCCTGTCGGTATTAAGACGGTTGGCGACAAGGCAGTCACTATCACAGATGTAACCGGAGCAGAGCGCGTGGTCAATTATTCTCCCGCGCCGCGTGTTGGCATTACGGTAAAGGCAAAAATCAAGACAACAACATCTTTCCCGGACGATGGAATTGCGCTGGTTCAGCAGAACATTGCTAATTACATCAACGGACTTGGTATTGGCAATTCGCTTGTGTTGTCTTCTATATACGGACATATTTACGGAGTTGTAGGCGTTGCGGAAGTTACAATACTGCAATTGTCCACTGACGGTGGAAACACCTACAGCTCCGGAAATGTTTCTGTTCCGGCATATGGCGTTGCAGTGTGTGCGAATGTGCATGTGGAGGTGGTTGCGTAATGGTTACGCAATTTATCCGCGATAAGCCGGAGCAGAATCTTCCAGACGCATATTGCAAGAATTCCGACTCGAACAACGCGAAACTGCTTGGCATTGAATGTGACGCAGTTCATGCGTTAAGCGATGCAGTCAACTCCATCTATGACAGTCTGGACATTGACAAAGCATACGGCAAAACACTTGACCTGTACGGCGATATGGTCTCGCAGGCGAGAGGAAAAGCCACGGATGAGCAGTACCGAATCCTGATTAAAAACCAGATTACTCGGAACTTCTGTAACGGTGACTATAACAGTTTGATGAGTGCGCTCTGCGTAACGTTTAACTGCAATCCATCGGATATTTCGCTTGTAGAGCCAGAGGAGCCATGCAGACTGAGGGTCGAAGGACTGCCAATCGCGAAACTTAACGAGAGCAACATCGACATCACCACAGCAATTCTGATTGTTCAGAACCTTGTCCCTGTTGGGGTACAGCTCGAATCTATCAGCTTCTCCGGTACTTTCGAGTTTTCCGGCGGAACGACGTTGGAGTATGACGCGCAGAAGGGCTTCGCGGACGACGCACAGTCAATCGGTGGATACCTTGGGCTTGTTGGCGGTAGCAACCCCAACTCGTCTGGGCAAACCCCCAGCCTTTACACTGCGGTTCTGGGGAAGGCTTCTATTGGTCGAATGATTCTGGGCAAAAGCTAAAGAAGGAGGAAAAGACGATGGACTTTAACAACAAAGCTCCTGATTGGAGCGCACCGGGTGTTGAACCGCCTGCTTCGCTGAAAGAACAAGGGTTTGAAGCAGGATACAAGCCGCCTGCGTCGTTCTTCAACTGGTTCTGGACGCGCGTAAGCTCTTGCCTGTCCGAACTGCAAAACAAGCTGTCTGGACACGCCGACAGTAAAAGCAATCCGCATGGTGTTACGGCGGCACAAATTGGACTTGGGAAAGTCAACAACACGGCAGACAGTGAGAAGCAGGTTGCATCAGCCAACAGAGCCACATCAGCCGGAAAAGTTGATAAAAGCATGGTCGTTCGATTCAATGGCGGCGCATCCGAAGGAACGAGCATGTGGACATTCAACGGTTCCGCAAGCAAGGACGTGAATATCACAGCAACGAAAATCGGAGCAGCAGATACCACGCTTTCCAATGTCAGCTCGGAAACACTTGCCGCGAAATTGGCAGACGCAGGTGGCAGTGGGGCACCGATTGTTGCGGCAGCCTCTACCGATGGCGTGACATATACTGCAACCGTAAAAGGCGTGACGGAGCTAAAAAACGGTCTGACGATTGTGATTGTTCCAAACATCGCAAGCACATCTACTGAAATCACGCTGAACGTGAACAGCCTTGGTGCAAAGACTGTCCGCATTCCGCTCAGCTTCAATACGGCTGCTATGACAAGCCCCGGAAGCGCGTCCTTCTTTGCTGCTGGGAGACCCGTCACTTTACAATACGATTCCGCTTATGCCAACATCGGCACTTGGAAGACAGTGGACAAGCAACGCGCTTCTGCACAGGACTTGTATGGAATCGTGCCAATTGCAAGCGGCGGCACTGGAGCGGAAACAGCTGCGGCAGCACGAGAAGCGCTTGGTGTCACGCTGGGGAATCTGGGAGACATTATCATCAGCGAAACGATACCGGCGACTGTCGCAGATGGCAAGTGGTATCTCATCAAGTCGGAGGTGTAAGCTGTGGCGAAAATCAAAGTGAGCGTTGATGATTTAAGCCTCGCTTCGACATACAGTTGTATACAGGAGTTCGAGGAAGGAACAGGAGCACTCATCAACCGCTATACAACCAGCGCTACAAAGGATGTAAAGAGTGTTACCTTCGCCTTTGAACTGCCGTCTGCTTCCAAGGTTCGGCGTGCGACAGTGTACGCAACGCTGAGTAATTCGGCTTTTGCCGCCGCTGTCTGTACAATCAACGGGATGCGATGCTCTTATAAAACAACAGCCGCTGTGCCTGTGGAAATTGAAGAAGGTGCTACCAGTATAACCGTGCCATTCGTTTTTCAGATTATGCCGGTTCTCCATACAAATCACGGTTCGGTTGAGAAAACCAATCACAGGAGCGAGGTTACGTTCTCTGATGTGTATCTGCTCATCGAGACAGTAGACAATTGCATCCTCCACGCGGAAAACGGGGAGCTTGTCCCGTACCAGCTTTACCATGCCGAAGGCGGCATCCTTGTACCATACCAGTTTCAACGCGCTGTGGATGGCGCTCTTGTTCCATATGGCGGATAACAAAGGAGGATGATACCCATGAACTTGTACCAATGGTTGTGCTTGCTGAGTGTGCCTGCCCTGCTGCTTGCAGGTCTTAAGTACCTTTTGAACCAGATCAAGGGTGTGAGGATGGGCGTGAAAGCCCTGCTCCGAGCAAACATGATTTCCGAATATGAAGCATGGCATGAGCGAGGCTTTGCACCTATCTATGCCAAGCAGAACTTTGAGAATCTGTGGGTTCAGTATCACGCTATCAAAGGACCAAATGGCGTGATGGATGACCTCCACACGAAATTTCTGGAACTTCCCACCGAACGACATGAGAGAGGAGAATGAAAATGAACATTAACTGGACTGTCCGAATCAAAAACAAGAACTTCTGGATTGCTCTTATCCCTGCGGTATTGCTGCTTGTGCAGGTGGTGGCTGCCGTGTTTGGCTTCGCCATTGACCTTGGCGAACTGGGGAACAAGTTGCTGGCGGTTGTCAACGCACTCTTCGCCGTGCTATCTATCCTCGGCATCGTGGCTGACCCAACCACGGAGGGCATGGCTGACAGTACGCAGGCGCTGACCTACACCGAGCCCAAGAAGTCGAACGAAATCTTGTAACCAAGGAGGAGGCGGAGCAATCCGCCTTCTCTTTTTCGTATCAAAAGGGAGGAATCAACATGGCATCTGACCGACAAAAGGTAATCGACATCGCGCTGGAAGAGGATGGCTACTTGGAAAAGGCAACAACTGAGCAGCTTGACGAGAAAACGGCGAACGCTGGGAACAAAAACTATACCAAGTATGCACGCGACCTTGCAGATGTACGCTTTTTCAATGGGCGCAAACAAGGGACTGCTTGGTGTTCCGTTTTTGTGGCATGGTGCTTCTTCAAGGCGTATGGCAAGGCGGCTGCGCTTGCACTGCTGTGTCAACCGAGCAACGCTGCGAACAACTGCGGCGCAGGCTGTAAATTCGCACGCGGATATTTCAAGGCAAAAGGAAAGTTATACACAAGCAATCCACAGGCTGGTGACGTGATTTTCTTCTACAGCAAGGATAAGAGCAGCATTTCGCACACCGGCATTGTTTACAAGGTGGATAGCACCTATGTTTACACGGTTGAGGGCAACACATCCAGCGCAAGCGGCGTTGTCGCCAACGGCGGTGCAGTGGCGAAAAAGAAGTACAGCCACACATATAACCGCCTTGCTGGGTATGGTCGTCCTGCGTATGGCAATATCGGCACAGAAACGGGCACAGGAGCGCCCGCAACAAAAGATGAGCAAGAACCCTCAAAAGAACCCGGAGCGGCATCAGCGGGCAAAACAGAGGGCAAGGCGGTCACGGTAACGCTGACGACGTTGAGAAACGGTAGTACAGGCGCACAGGTTAAGACACTGCAACGCCTCTTGAGCGCGATGGACTATTACAACGGCGAGACTGACGGTAAGTTCGGCATCTCAACGGCGGCAGCTGTGAAAGCATTCCAGCGTGCAAAGCGGCTTACGGTGGACGGCGTCGTTGGTAAGAACACATGGACTGCACTGCTGAAATAAGAGTAACAAAAGAGGGAGGGGCTTCGCGCCTCTCCCTTTTTGCTTTCCAATCACAATCTCACTTGTCATTATGTGCATCCATGTCCGCGCGGATCAACTGCTTGATGAACTTTGCCACGTTCGGCTGCTTCTCCAAGTACTCCAGAAGCTCAGGCTCGGTGTTGCGGTTCAAGTCCACCGTGAATCGGCGGATGGTCTTCTTCATGTATTTAAGCTGTGGGGCATTCTTTTCTTTCTCGGTCATGATGTTTCTTTTCCTCCATCCCCGTGTAGCCGATAGGGCAGCGTTGTTAGTTGTCGGCACTCTTACTTGCAAAGTGTTTGTTCATATATTCACGGACAAGGTTTTCAAGATATTCCTTATCATCGTGGCTAATACGTTTTCCGTCCAACAGCGTCCAAATCAACCCGTCCACTGCATGCAACCCTTCCATAGATTCCGCACAAGTCCGGATAATGACTTCAAGCCGATATGCAGCTGGATTCGCAAGGGGTCTATACTTCATATTTTCCATGATCAGTTTCCTTTCTGTGGGTTATATCGCCATCCCTGTCGTCACAGTCTAAATGTTAGATGGTCTATATGCTCAATCCATCGCGTCATCCAGATAATCAAGCGCATCCTGTATGCTGCTTATTGCAGATTCCAAGTTGTCAGCAGCTTCCTGCATTGCCTGCCCACGTTCACTTTCCTGAACACCTTCCGGGAGGCTGTCCAAAGCGTCCTGCTCTTCGTCTTGCAGAGATTCAATTTCATGCATCAGTTCATCAAGCCTTTCGCAAATATGCTTGATGGACTTACGTCTGGTATTGTTCATGATTATATCCTCCTTGACATTTCGGTCATTATTGTTTATAATCATCTGGGAAGCGGCGGTTGCACCCGCCGCCCCCAGACTTGACGAGTTACTGCTCGGCGGTCTTGCTCTGCGTCAGCTTACTGGGCTTGATGGTGATTGTAATCCGTTCTGCGAGGTCTGGATTCTCACTCAACAGCTTCAGCAGCTCTTGCAGGGCTTTTTTTGCGTCCCTGTCCATTGGCTTTCCCTCCTTTCTGTCGGGATTCTTGTTCCTCCCGACACATATATTATATCATATACCCGGTATATTGTCAAGCATTTTTTCAGAATTATCAGACTTTTTTTCAAAGTTTTTTTCAACTGTCGGAACAACTCCGCCCTTGGTCAGCCTGTACTTCTTTCCGGTCAGGATTTCGAGCACCGCGAGCATTCCTTGAACGTGTCCGAGCTGTTGTGCAATTCCAACCTCGTCACGACAGGCTTCCTTCCGCAGCCAGAAGTAGTACTCGATTTCCTGATTGATTTTCAAAATGATTTCTGCCGTCATGGTGGCTCTTTCCTCTCTTTTTATAGAACTATCATTTTCGCCTGCAAGCTGGCTGGATTATAGTACGCAAACGGCTTTTTGTCGAGAGGCAGTCCGATTTTTTTTGAGAATTTTCGGAGTTTATGGTGCAAGAAAAAAGCTGATGAAGAATACATGGACATCGTAATGATAGACAGATAAAGGGCTGGAAATTGCTCCCCAGCCCTTCATTTTATTCCTTGATTCTTTTGAGGAATTCCTCCTTGGAAATGATTCCGTCGATGTACGTGTCAAGCAGCTTCTTTTCTCGTGTTTTCTTTTGCTCCACAAATTCCCTGCGGCGCTGCTCGTTCCGTTCGTCGATTTCCTCCATGAGTTTGAGTTTTTCCTTTGTTGTCATGCGCTTCTTTTTCAAAGCGTACACCTCCCTTAGATGTGTACATCATAGGGAAGTGTGTGAACTAATATCCCCATGATGTACATATAAAACCTACATTACAGCAGCAAGTAAATGTGCAGTCTGAACTGCGTTTCGCGTCCTTTCCTTCCGATGAAATCGTATTCGATTCTCCGCACAATCGCCTTCATGAGGCGGTTTTTTTGTTCCGGAGAAATCGTTTCATCCCGCAACCCTGCAACAGCCTCTTTGAGCTTGACAATCTTGTCTTTGTAGTCAATCTCTTTCGGAAGGTTCTGCTTAGCCTCGTATATCTTCGACCGCAGTTCCTCCATCTGCGCGTGGAGGGCTTTGTTCCTTTTCAGAAATACTTCTTCGGTATATGTGCCACTTTCCAGCAAGTCATGCTGCCGGTCTTCCTTGGCGACCAGCGCATCCATTTCTTTGTTCATCTTCTCAATCATCTTCTTCTGGATGCTTGCAGCTTTGCCATCGTTGTTATGCAGCTTGACTTCCAGTTCCGGCAGGTGCTCCATTTCCAGCGCAAAAGCCACGGCATCCACAACAACGCGCAGCTTCGCGGAGTTCGCATTGCAACCGCTCCGATTTCGGCACTCAACGCGCGTTTCAGCGTGCGGATAGGGATGCTGCGCCATAGCCTTCCCGCACTTGCAGCAAACGAGGATGCCAGCCAGCGGGTTCTTCAGATCCGTATCTACCTTCCTTCTCGGATTGTTGTCCATCTTCGCCTGTGCTGCCTCAAACAGCTCCAGTGGTACGATTGCAGGCTGCTTTCCTTTTGCGACGACAACTTCTTCCTTTGGCTGCTTCACGGAATGCAGGACGATTTCGCCGTTCTCGACGAATTTTTCCTTTCGCCTGTCTCCGAACACGACCAGTCCGATGTAGTGCCGATTTTTCAGCATGACACGGATGGAGGTTTTTTCCCATGACTCGGTGCGGTATGGTTTAATCCCCATCTTGTCAAAGTGGCGGGCAATCTCCAGATATGTCCGCCCTTCGTTGACGTACATTTCAAACGCCATCAGTACAGCCGGTGCATATTCGTTCGGTTCGAGTGTACAGTCCCCGTCGGCATTGACGACCTTGTTATATCCGAATGGCGGGATGTTGCCAATGTAGCATCCGCGCTTCACGGCGGCGATCCGACCGCGCAGCAGAATCTCCTTCGTGTATTCGAGAAAGTCATTGCCGCGCATCAACTCCTGCTCGAAGAATTTCCGCTGCATCTTGTTAGTGAGGTCGTATGTCATGGTCAGCGTGACGACCTCTGTCTTGGAGAACCGGAAGGCATTCACGCATTTCCCGCAATCCTCCAAGTCTCCGCGTGAAAGACGCTGCGGGTCTGCGCACAACACGCCGCGCAGCTTTGGGTTCTCAATCATCGAAAGAACGATGTTGAACTGCGGGCGTTCCGCAATCGTTTCACCGGAAACCACTTCCCGGAAAATGCAATGCTCCGGGATGCGACCTCCAAGGTCACGTTCTGCAAGCTCCTGCAAGAGTGATTCGTGCTTTTCCAGCACCTCCTCTACCGATTCGTGCGGGTTATCCGCACGAGATTTCCGCAAGTACATGATGTACTCATCTGCTGTCAAAATGTTGTCTGCCATTCCTTCTTTCCCCCTATGCTTGGTTACAAATGTAGTTGCAATTATTGCTGACAAAGATGAAAGTTTCACCCCCTTTTTCTTGGTATTTCCGCAGTGTCCCGGCAATCACCCCCTTTCAGAAGGGCACTCTATATATATCGTTACTCGCTCTCTTTATGCTCTGTCCTTGTTTCAGTTGCATTTCGTCGATACACCAAGTATTTTGCAAACTCAATGATTTCCTGATTTTCCTTATCAGAAAATTCAATGTCGCCAAGCTCTTTGCACCACGTTTCCATGTGACGCAGCTGTATTCCATCCGCTGAAATATAAGAAGCAACCGCTAATTCCTCGGAATGATCCAAGCCAATCAGGTAGGCTGGCGTTGTGTTCAAGGCAGTGGCGAGCTTTGCAAGCACGTCTGAACTCACTTTGTCAATCGCTCCGCTTTCGTAGCGGTATACGGTTGACCGGTCTTTACCTATCGTCCTTGCTAAACTGTCAATCGACATTTTTAGCTCGATTCTTCGTCGTTTGATTCTTTTCCCTATTGTTTTCATTGGCGTTCATCCTTTCAATCTAACAATTTTTCGTTATGTCGCATAAATGCATCAAGATTGCATATTGTTATAATAAACCAGTTGTCGGACTATTCCATCTGGTGCTACTATTCCCAATAGACGAACGCCCCAGAAACGCTCGCCTGATTGTAGATCGAAAGGAGTAACAGCATGACCCCCAAGGAAGAACTGATCGCGTACATTAGGAGCCTCTCAGCGGAAGAAGCAAAAGAAGCGCTTCTTATCGCTTCTGCTTGGCTTTCAGAGCTGCAAGAAGCAAAGCAGCATCCTCGTCAGAAAGAGTCTTTACCATTTCAATTAGCGCATTGACGTTTTCTGAAAGCCCGTTATCTTCAGCGGGCTTTTCTTGCTCAACGTCTCCAATTAACTCAGCAGGTCGAATACAAAGTATTTCTGAAATCTTTTTTAGTGTGCTGCGCTTTATATTCACCACTCGTCCACTTTCATATTTGGCGATGGCAGACTTCTGAACACCCAGCCGTTTCCCAAGTTCTTCCTGCGTCATTCCTTTTGCAAGTCTGGCTGTCCGAATCTTTTCCCCTATATCCATCGGAACACCCCTCCTTTCTTTTGGCATGTCTTAATAATACACCTTTGTGTCTTAAAAATCAAATATTTTGTGGCTGAAATGAAAAAAAACTATTGACTATCAAAATAAAACGTGCTATATTGTGAGTGTCTTAAAAAAGACACTTTCAAGTGAAAGGGGTGACACAATGAACCGGAGCTTGCTGAAAAGCATCATGGCTCTGCACAATGACACGGTTCGTGAGCTTGCTGAATTCCTCGGAATCACGCCAAATAGCGTGTCCAACAAGATCAACGAAAATGGCACGGAGTTTAAGCGGGGCGAAATTGCAATGATTAAGGAAAGATACAATCTTTCCGCAGATCAAGTGGACGAAATTTTTTTTAGCTGATGGTGCCTAATTTAGACACGGCAAAAAAAGGAGGAAACACAATGACCACTCGCGAGCAATTGAAGCTGATGGACGAAATCAGGAAGAAGAATGACGCGAGCATCGCCAAGTACATAGAACAAATGCGCGTGGAGGCAGCGAGCCACACGACGGAGCAGACGGCGATGACGCAAGGACAGGAGGCGTGAACATGGCGAAGGAATTTTCGACCGACGCGGAAGTCGAGTTTGAGATTGCGCGTCTGCTGAGCGAAACGAGGTGAGCCGATGGAAGAGTATACGACCTGCACCTACAAGTACGGAAGCGCGGAAATCGTCGTATACCGACCGATTATCAAAGAGCATGAACGCAAGAAGCGTGAGGAAGCCATCAAGCAGGCGCTTGTCTGCTACGGAAAGGCAAAGCTCACGCAGCGAGAGGAGGGAGCATGATGTTCATGACCGATGACCCTGCTGCGGACTATGACCGCTATTGCGCTGAGCTGGAACAGGCACGGTTCTTATTGCCTGAATGTTCTGAATGTGGGAAGAAAATCGAGGATGAGTTCTGCTACCAGGTCAATGACGAAATTATCTGCGAAGCCTGCATGGAGAAGTTCAGGAAATACACAATTGATTTGATGAGGTGACACGACATGAGCGGTTTGTGTGGCGCAGAAGCAAAGGAGTTCGTCAAGCTGGTCGATTCCCTCTGCGGACGGCGCTCTCGCTGGGAAGTATGGAAGGACATGACGTGGCTGTTTGCCACCACCATTTCCAACGCAGTGGATGGACGTCACCGCGAGAAGCGGGAGCAGCAGTACATGGACATCGCCAAGCATTACAGCAATGACGAGCTGGATACCTTCGCGAAGCTGTTTGCGCAGTTGGTCGTCATCCTTGAACAAAAGCGCGGCTATTGCGATTTTCTCGGCGAGCTGTTCATGATGCTGGGGCTTGGCAATGACGCTGGCGGGCAGTTCTTCACGCCATATGTTGTGTGCAAGGCGATGGCAAAGGTCAGTATGCCCGATGTACAGGCGACAGTCAAGCGGGATGGATACATCAGCGTGAACGACCCAGCCTGCGGCGCGGGCGCGACGCTGATTGCGGCAGCAGACATCATGCTCAACGAGTATAACGTCAACTTCCAGACAAGAGCGTTGTTCGTTGGGCAGGACATCGACTACACAACCGGATTGATGTGCTACATCCAGACGTCGCTAATTGGCATGGCAGGCTACGTCCACATCGGCAATACACTGACAGAACCCATGACCGGACATGCCCTGTTCGGGGACGGCGGCGAGAACACTTGGCATACACCGATGTACTTCTCCGGAATCTGGGAAGGGCGCAGGCAATGCGCACTGATGGACAGATTCCTCCGCAGCGTGGCGCAACAGCAGCCAAACGAAAAGCAGCCGGAGGAACAGCACCCCGTCATGCCGGAAACGGAGACAATTCCAGTCAGACAGAAACCCACACAGAAACCCACGCAGAAAGCCAAGGCAAAAAACGAGCAAATGACACTATGGGAAATCTGCTCGGAAGTATGACGAAAATAGGAGGGAACAGAATGCAGAAAATCGACATTAAGGCATTGATGCACGTCAAGGCGTGCAAAGACAGGCTGACATTGCAACAGTACCGCACATTGCGCGGTCAGGTGTTAGCCGGTGATGGCGAAGGTGCTATGAAAGGACTGCGGAGGCTGTTAAGCAATGGCAGTTGAAATGAAAGCTCTGAAAACGCACGAGGATTGGCTGGAAAACCGCCGGAAAGGTCTCGGCGGCAGTGAAGTCGCCGCTGTGGTCGGTATGAACCCATACATGAACAACGTGACCCTGTGGGAGCTGAAAACAGGAAGAAGGGAGCGCAAGGACATATCGGATAAACCATGTGTGCAGTACGGCACACAGGCAGAGAGATACCTGCGCGGGCTGTTCCGACTGGATTTTCCACAGTACCGTGTGGAATATGTGGAAAACAACACATGGAAAAATGACCGCTTTCCATGGGCAAAAGCCAGCTTGGATGGATGGATGTATGACCAAGACGGGCGCATGGGCGTGCTGGAGATTAAGACCAGTGAGATGCTTGGAGCGGCTCAGTGGGCGAAATGGCGAGACCAGATACCGCAAAACTACTTTTGCCAGTGCCTTTTCTATATGGCGGTGGTGGAGGCAGACTTTTGCCTCCTCAAAGCACAGCTTAAAACGGAGCGCGAAGACATGCCCAGACTGCAAACAAGGCACTACCTGATAAATCGGGACGATGTGCAGGACGACATCGACTATCTGATGACGAAAGGCGCGGAGTTCTGGGGTTATGTCGAAAGGGACGAACGACCGCCACTGGTGTTGCCGGAAGTCCTTTGAAAATAAAAGAAGGATACCACAATGGAACTGAAACTGATTCCCTACACAGTCCCGCAGTCCATTACATGGAACTATGAGGAACTGAAAGCAGAGCTGACCGCGAAGGCATCGGAGTATGCTTCCATCGTCTACACGGACGATCAGGTCAAGGCTGCTAAGGCTGACCGAGCAAACCTGAACCGGCTGAAGAAGGCGCTGAACGACGAACGCATCCGGCAGGAGCGGGAGTACATGCAGCCTTTCAACAACTTCAAGGCACAAATCAATGAGGTCATCGGCATCATTGACAAGCCTATTGAAGCCATCGACAGACAGGTGAAGGCGTTCGAGAACAAGCAGAAGGATGAAAAGCACAAAGCAATCACCGACTACTGGGAGGAAACCGGTGCGCCTGAATGGATGCGCACCTGCCAGATCGCATGGCTGAATGCCTCCCGCTCCTTGAAGGATGTCCAAGCGGAGATTGACAGCCTCATCGCACAATCGGAAAAAGACCTCGCTGTTATCCATGACCTGCCTGCTTACGCATTCGAGGCAGAGGAAAACTACAAGCAGACACGTAGCCTGACGGAGGCTCTCAGCGAAGCTAAGCGTCTTGAAAAGCTGGCAGAGAAGAAGGCAGCCTACGAAGCTGAACAGGAAAAGTGCAAGAGTGAGACGGCAATTGTTCAGGGTTCCCGAACTGCTGAACCGGCGCATGAACCCGAACCGGCGCATGAACTGCCTGTAGAGCAACCGCGTGAGTGGGTATCATTCAAGGCACTGCTCACCACGGACGATGCGAAGGCGCTGAAAGTTTTCTGCCAACAGCGCGGCATTAGGATTGAGGCTCTGTGATGGCTCTGAAAATCATGCTGGCATACAGGGAATGGCGGCAGGTCATTGCAGATTCGGATAACGAGAAATAGGAGGAGTAACTCATGGCAATTGCGGTGCAGATTACGGCAATCATCTGCGGAACCATCGTCGCTCTGGCGTATGCCCTCGCACTGATGGTCTGGATTATTGGAAAGTATATGAACAACGAATAATGAAAGGACGATGAAATATGATTCAGAACAAGTTGGCGAAGCCTGCGGAAGATTCGCAAGAAAAGGCTATCGCGGAATACGAGGTTGGCGGTCAGACCGTTCGGATTAGTCCGAAGACAGTGCGAGCTTTCCTTGTCAACGGGAATGGGCAGGTTACCGATCAGGAAGTGATGATGTTCATTTCCTTGTGCAAGTATCAGCGGCTCAACCCCTTCCTGCGCGAGGCGTACCTGATTAAGTACGGCGACCAGCCTGCAACCATCGTCACCGGCAAAGAGGCGTTCATGAAGCGTGCTATGCGCAACCCGGCTTATGCAGGTTTTGAGGCTGGCGTTGTGGTGATGCTGGAGAACGGATTGATGGATAACCGTGTTGGTAGCATCGTGCTGGATGGTGAAAAACTTGTCGGCGGATGGGCAAAGATTCACGTCAAGGGCTGGGAAGTCCCGATGATGCTCACCGTGGCGTTCGATGAGTACGTTGGGAGAAAGAGCAACGGTGAAGTCAATCAGCAGTGGAGAACGAAGCCCGCGTCCATGATCCGCAAGGTGGCAATCGTTCAGGCGCTCCGTGAAGCCTTCCCGGAAGACCTTGGCGGCATGTATACAGCGGAGGAGCGTGCTGTTGCTGACCTCCCTGAAACCATCGTCAACCCGGATGCGTTGGAAGCTGAGACAGAGCTTATCGAGCCTCCCATGCAGGATAATCCGGTAGAGGAAGCAAAGCCAGTGCGGCAGAATACGATTCAAACAGACAGCAAGAAAAGCAGCGCAAGGGACGCGCTGTTCGGCAAGTAAAAACGACCCTTTCCGGTGGGTGGTTAAACCGGCATCGTTTTGAAAGGTGAAATAGCATGATGATTCAGATCGCGAAGGCAGAGGATATGCAGACCGTGGCGGTTATTCTGTTCAAGAATGGCTACACGGTGAAGAAGCAAACGACGAAGAACACCGCAGGCAAGGCAGTCACCTACCTTGTAGCGGAGAAGGATGGTGTCCATGAATAAGCTCATCCTGATTGGGAATCTGACCAAGGCACCTGAGCTGAGAACTACGCAGAACGGCACGAAGGTATGCAATTTCGACATTGCTGTCAACGATAAGCGCGGCGGGCAAAACAGTGTGCAGTATTTCCGCGTGAATGCTTGGCGGCAGTTGGGCGAGCTTTGCGCAAAGTATTTAGCAAAGGGACGCAAGGTGTTCGTCTCTGGCGCTTTGAGCTATCACACATATCAGGCAGCCGACGGAAGCACTCGCGTGCAGCTGGAAGTGATGGCAGACGACGTAGAGTTCCTATCCAGCCGAAGCGATGACAGTCCATCGGATACCGACGATGCTTCACCTGCTGCTCCTGTCGATTCCGCGCCGACCGCGCAGAATAACGGCTTCACGGCGGTCGAAACCGACGACTTGCCTTTCTGATAGGAGGTTCTCCCTATGACCATCGAAGAGAAAATGAATATCACGACGTGGCGGGCGCGGCAGCTCGCATATCTGGAAGAGCTGTACGCCCCGCGCGAACACATGGGCAAGCTGATGAGCCACCTCGGCGCACGGCACGTCTACATCCAGCTCTACAACACCATGCGCAACGCGCTGAAAAGTATGCCGGAGCAGCCGAACACCTACGTCGCGATGGCGGTCTACCGCAAACTGCGCGAGGACATGTTCACGCTGGATGACATGCTCGACCAGCTGGAGGACACGGGGCTGTTCGACCCCGACGAGTGCGACCAGGACGAAATGGAGGGACTGCAATGAGCCTGAACCCGATTGGCTACGTCGTCCAGATTCACGTCACGGACGATATGTGCCTGTACTTCACCCACCTGACCCGTGGCGGGCTGGAACTGACCGCCGACCTTGACAAGGCAATGCTCTTCGACACCGTGGAGCGCGCCCGCGACTTCGCTTTCCACGCCAGCTACATTCTGCAAGTGGACGCGCAGAAGTTCACAGTGGAGGCTTGCTTCGAGATGGTGACGCCTGATGGCGAACTGGACTTGGTGGAGGAATCGCACCTGCTTCACCCAGACGAGACGGAGGAAACGCTGTGATTTGCAAGCAGTGCGGCGCGAGCTTCTCCCCGCGCACCGTCGTGCAGAAGTTCTGCTCCAAGAAGTGCTGTTGGCGATACCACAAAACGCACGACATGAGCAATCCGAATGATTGCTGCAATCTGAGGATGTGATTAAATGGGCAAAGCATCAAGGGACAAGGGCGCTCGCTTCGAGCGTTCCCTTGCCTCCAAGTTCCGGGAATACGGCTATGATGCCCGCAGAACGGCGCAGTATTGCGGCAAGACGGGCGATGCGTCTGACGTAGTAGGACTACCCGGAATCCACGTGGAGGCGAAGCACGTCGAGCAGATGCGCCTCTATGAGTGGATGACACAGGCAATCCGTGACGCAGAAGCAGGGGGTGGAAACACCCTCCCTGCCGTGTTTCACAAGAAGAACAATGCGGATATTCTCGTAACAATGCGGCTTTCGGACTGGATGAACCTTTATACGGAGTGGGAAGCCGGACACGACCTGAAAGAGAAGGAGCAGTAGGCAATGAAAGGTTGTTACAAGGCATCGTGGTATACCTGCGGCGGGAAAAAAGTCCCGATTCAGTCCAATGCTCTCACGATGTATGCTTTTAACTTCACGAAACTGGTCGAGAAGGCGAAGGCACTCAGCTTCCACAACTCCTACGTTGGAATCATCCAAGCACGGCGCGGTGAGGTAGGGCGCAAAGAAACGTGGAAGCCCTATGCGGCAGTATATAACGGCTGCGAAAAGGACGAGAAAAGCCGGAAGCAAATGTTCCATGATTGGGGGTGGATGTGATGGTATTGTGGATTGTCCTTGGACTTGTTCTCATGCTTTATATTACATACAGGAACGAAACGCATGGAGGCTGAAATGATTGAGAATGCATCGCTTCTCGCTGGCGCGGTTATCAAGCGCGCCATACTGGACTACAAATGCCGCCTCCGGTGCTACAAAACGCTGGACGAATACAGGGAATCCAGCTCGTTAGAACTGAAAGAGCTGGAAGCCTTCTTCCGGTCGTCTTGGTGCGACATTCTTTGCGAACTTTGCGGCTACGAAAGCGGCGAGGGCATCATGCTGCAATGCAAAAAGGAAGCCATGAAGAGATGGCACAAGAAAGGAAATGCCAAGTGATTAAGATTGAGAACGTTGTGGTGAGCGGATGGGAAGCCGCCATCCGTGGAATGAGAAACCCCATGAATAGCTGGTCGCAGTCTGATAGTCATGTATGCAATGAGTATACCATCCGTGAGGAAATGCCCTGCCAGATGGTCGAGAACGACAACGAGCCGTGCAAAGACTGCAACGATGGCAAGTACGGCTATTGCGTCGGCAAGAACGACTTTGTGCTGATGCGCAAGCTGTCGGCGGCTGGAACGTCGCATCGGAAGTATCTGCGCTTTATCACAGTCACGGCGGATATTGTCGCGCCGCTGTATTGGTGGAAGGAATACGATACATACAAGATCAACACAGTCGCGAACTCATGCTCAACAATGCATAAGATAGCGGATAAAGAATTTACACTTGATGATTTTTCCCATGAGCATTTAGACACTTACGCAATGAAACTCTTGCGAGAGACGGTAGACACACTAAATCGTTATAGAGAACTATACGTTAATTATGATTCAGAATCTTTTGAGATTAAGGGATGCCCGAGTAAGAAAATGGTCTGGTGGCAGATGATTCAGCTTCTGCCGTCCAGCTACAATCAGCGCAGGACGGTGCTATTGAATTACGAGGTGCTTTGTAACATGTATCATTCGCGCAAGTGCCACAGGCTCGACGAATGGTGCGATTTCTGCCGCTGGATTGAGACTTTACCCTATTCGGAGGTGATAACGGGTGAGCGAGACGCACAAGCGCCCGAAGCAGACGGAGCGCGTACTTGACTACATGCGCAGGCACGGGAGCATCACGACGCTGGACGCGATACTTGACCTCGGTGTCCTCCGCCTTGCCAGCCGAATCTCGGAGCTGAAGAAGGCTGGTGTTCCCATCAAGCGCGATTGGGTGAAGGTCAAGAACAGGTTCGGCGAGGAGTGCAGCATCTTGCGGTATTCCCTTGATACGGACAAGCCGGAATAACGATTACAGGTACGGAAGGAGGTGGTTCCTATGGCGGAAAGACGAATGTTTGCCACGACGATCATCGACAGCGACGCATTCCTTGATATGACTCTGTCCGCACAAGCTCTGTATTTCCACCTATCCATGAGAGCGGACGATGACGGTTTCATCAACAACCTCAAAAAAATCCAGCGGATGATAGGTGCGTCAGACGACGACGCAAGGCTGCTGATTGCCAAGCAGTTTATTATCCCCTTCAAGACTGGCGTCGTTGTCATTAAACACTGGAAAATCCACAACTACATCCGCAATGACCGCTACAAAGCGACCATCTACACGAATGAAAAAGAGCTGCTGGTTACGGAAAAATCCGGTGAATACTCTCTTGGTATACCAAGCGGATACCAAACGGATACCGTTGGTATACCAGATGGATACCAAACGGATACCGTTGGTATACCAGATGGATACCAAATGGATACCGTTGGTATACCAGATGGATACCAAATGGATACCGTTGGTATACCAGATGGATACCAAATGGATACCCAGGATAGGATAGTTAAGTATAGTATAGTTAAAAGTAAAGATATAATGCCCGTTTCTGACGAACCGGACGAGATACCTACTAAGCAAAAATCAAACAACAAGGAGATGTACGACGAGGTTGTTTCGTACCTCAACGAGAAAGCGGGCACTAATTACCGCTCATCCACTCCGAAAACGCAATCTCTTATCCGCGCCAGAGTATCCGAAGGCTTCACTGTGGAGGACTTCAAAGTCGTAATTGACAAGAAGTGCACTGAATGGACTGGGACGGATATGGAGAAGTACCTGCGTCCTGAGACCCTTTTCGGGTCAAAGTTTGAAAGCTACCTGAACGCCAAGGTTACGAAAAAGCAGCCTGCGGCTACGGGTATCACTCACGGGGATCAGGATGACCTCGACGAACTTTTCTGAGAAAAGGAGGAGCGGCAGTGACGGAAATGTATAAAGCGATGGTTGACGCGATAAGCGCAAACGTGCAGAAGCCTGCCAGCGAGTACATGGGCGCGGACGGCTTCTTGCATTGCTCCGTCTGCAAAGCGCAGACACAGACCCGCGTTGTTGTCGAAGCGCTTGGCATAAACAAGGTTGTTCGTTGCGTCTGCGATTGCGTCGTGAAGCAGCAGGCAGAGGAGGAAATGCGCAGGCGGAAGGAGGAGTTCGACCGCAAGCGACGCATTTGTTTCGCGGAAACCAACATGGCGGGCTGGACGTTTGAAAACGATGACCGCAAGAACGAAAAGTTGTCCGACGCTATGCAGAAATACGCGGACAATTTCGGAAAATACCGGAAGGAAGGCAAGGGACTGCTTCTTCATGGCACGGTCGGCACAGGCAAAACCTACTTTGCAGCCTGCATCGCGAACCGCTTGATTGACAACGGCTATGACGTGCTGATGACCAACTTCGCACGGCTTGCGAACCAGATTCAAGGATCGTATGAAAAACAGAAGGTCATCGACGATCTGAACGAGTATCATCTGGTTGTCATTGACGACCTCGGCGCGGAAAGGACGTCGGAGTATATGCAGGAGATGGTTTTCAACATCATCGACAGCAGATACCGCTCCGGGCTTCCCTTCATCATCACGACTAACCTGCCGATGGAGGAAATCAAAAAGCCGCAGGGTCGCAGCAGTGCGCGAATCTACGACCGCATCCTGCAACGCTGTTTTCCGGTGGAGGTGTCTGGTTCAAGCAGGCGCAGGCAGGAAGTAAAAGATACATACCTTGATATGAAAAACGAGCTGGGTCTGTAAGGAGGCAGAAACAATGACTTTGGATGAGTATCAGCAGGCAGCTAAGCGCACGATGAATCCGGCGCTTAGTTTTGAAGAGACCTCGCGCCATGCCTTGCACGGCATGTGCGCGGAACTTGGCGAGGTGCACGGCGAGTATCAGAAGTTCTATCAGGGTCACGACATGGACGCGGAGCACGTCATGAAGGAGGTTGGCGACCTCCTGTGGATGATTGCCGAGTTCTGCACGGTCAACGGCTGGAGGCTTGATGCGGTTGCGCGGATGAACATTGACAAGCTCCGCGCTCGTTACCCTGACGGATTCGCCGCTGTAAGGTCTCAGCATCGCGCGGAGGGCGATGTCTAAGAAATCACGGTAACTGAGGAGGAAAAGGCATGAACAGCGAACTATTGCGTAATGGCAGCGGGTATGTTGACCCGACGGCTGCGCAGGCAATCAGAAATATGGTGCGTCCCGGAGAAATCTGGTCTACGACACTCGGAAAGGAAGTGCTGATCCTCAAAGATAACGGCGTGGTTTGCACGGTTCTGATTTTGCAAGAGGAAGAAAAGGCAGGATGCATCGAGGTTGTAAGTCGGTCGAAGCGGTGGTGCAATCCGAAATTCCTGACGTACACCCTGCGGCAGAATATCGGCGGCTTTATCAAGCGGATGCACGACGATGAATACGGCTACATCCGGCAGCGCGTGCAAGAGGCGATGGGCTTTACTGGAGGCGCGGGTGAAGGGCAGAAAGAAGTACATGCCCTGAAAGCGGAAAACGAGAAGATGCGGAAACAACTACATGAGAGCGAGCTTGCGAGGCAGCGTGAGAAGGAAGAAGTGCTGCCGTATAAGCGCATGTACTACGACCTGTGGGATAGGTATACCAAGAGGGGGTGAACAGATGACAGCGAAAGAATATCTGCAGCAAGTGCGCACCATAGACGAGCGCATTAACTGCAAGCAGGCGGACGTGGCGCGGCTGCAAGACATGGCGACGCGCATCACGCCTGTTCTGCGAGACGATGTTGCGCATGGTGGCGGTGGAACGCAAGACCGAATGGCAGACACGATTGCAAGAATCATCGACCTCAAAGCGGAAATCAATGGCGACATAGACCAGTTGGTGGATAAAAAAAGAGAAGTAACCGCAAAGCTGGACAAGCTGACCAATAGGAGATATTATACTGTGCTTTTCCGCAAGTATATCCTCTTTGAGACGGTTGAGCAAATCGCGTGTGAAATGAACTGTACATGGCGAAACGTGTGCCATCTGCACAAAAAGGCACTGGCTGTCTTTGCAAAGGTAATGGAGGATGAGTGATGGAAAAAAAGCTGAAATGCCCCTACTGTGGACGCAGCATGGAGCTGAAAAACGGAAAGACACTCGATTACTGGTACTCCTGCACTGAGTGCGACGTGGACACGCCTGCTGCGCGTGGTAGGGCGCTTGCCTACCAGCGGGCAGTGGAGTGGACACTTGCTGTTCTCGGAACGTGTGACGCGCTGTCGGATGCACTTGGCATCAGAAAGACGCACCCGATGGAAACCGTGCCGCTGGAAACGCTACTGGGCGAAGTGAAAAAGCTGCAACAGACACTGGGAAACAGAGTCTTGACGCTGGACGAAGTCACCGCAGACGCAGAAAAAGAGGATTGGTCATTTATATGGATAGAGCGGAAATATGACGAAAAATATGCGCTGCAATACTGCGCATGGTATGCGACCAGCGCATGGGTAATTCTCGTGCTTCCGGCTGGCGAAAAAAAGATTTACGAATTAAAGTCGGACTACGGGAAAACGTGGCGGTGCTGGATGCGGAAGCCGAGCTTTGAGGAAATGGAAGCGGTGGCGTGG